GAAAGCGGGGTAACTGTTGGCTTTATGCGGCTGGTTGCAAGGGATGAAGCGTGCCTTGCGTGTCTCGCGCTCGATGGCGAAATGTTTGAAACAGCGGACGAGATGGACGATCATCCAAATGGCCGCGCAGAGTTACCAAATAATCTAATCTTTACGGACAGTCCTACCGCCCTCGAAACCTTTAGGCACAATGATTATGTCTTTGTCATTAGCACAGCCAGCGGCAAGCAATTGACCGTCACCGCGAATCACCCGATACTCACGGACAGAGGTTGGATGGCGGCGGCGTTCCTGAATAAAGGTGACAATGTAATCAGCACAGGCGGCGGAGATTGGGCTTCGGGTCTTGCTAGTCCAGACTATAACAACATCCCAACCCTCGCTAAAGATTTGGCGCACTCTTTCAACATGGTGCGTCTTGGTAGCGTGCCAGAAACCGCCAAACACCTCTACCGCAACGGGGAAGGCGGCGAGGTCAACGTTATATTTATTAATCGCCTTTTGTGGAATGGTTATAATGCCGCGTTCCGCAAGCAACTCAGAGAGTATTTTTTCGGAAGGGGATACATTGGGCAGTTTCTTTTCGTTGCCTTTGGCGCGATTAAAAAGATGGCTGATAGTTTGAAGCGTACCGCGAACACTATCCTGAGCGTTTTTGATTACGGCGTTCTTTTCCGCTTGGCTCATGTCAACGTATCGCAGGCTATTGGATTGGGAAAAGGTGCGCGGCTGAATACCCTGACTGGTCAAGAATTTTCTAATGACTTGGCGGGAGACGTTGAACTGTATAGAAATTTGGTTCTCGGTCTTTCCGCTGGCAAACATGGCAAGGATGGCGGCGGCGTCCGCTTCGCTAAAAACGATTTTACTCGGACTGTTGGCGGAAGATTTTCTGGACTTGATAGCATTACGTTCGGTTTCATCCCTGAATACCCAATTGGCCTTGAGCAGATCAGAGAAGGACTTGGCAGAGGTATGATAGCGGGCGGCAATGTCCTCAATGCTGTCCCCAGCCAGATATTCCTTGATGGCGTCACTAACATTGAAAAGAGATTTTACAGGGGTCATGTTTATAGCCTCCAAAATAAAATGGGTTGGTATGTATCGAATGGAATTATATCACACAATTGCACATGCGTTCCTGTTATCAACGGCGAGCCGCCGCCCGAATGGAACACGGCGCAGGATTGGTTTGCCAATCAGCCTGAAAGCAAACAGCTCGAGATTATGGGTAACACCCGTTTTGACATGTGGCAAGGCGGAACGCCGCTTGAGTCATTTGCTGGTAAATCTCACTCTGATGAGTGGGGCAATGCGCCGAGGATTGTTCCTATAAAGGATTTATCCGAATGACCCGCGTCCTTGAATCACTCCTCGCCCTCCTCCGCTGGCTGATCCTGCACAGGTGGATCAGCGGTAAGGCGGCGATACCCAACATTCTGCGAATCAGGCAGGCGATAGAAAGGATTGAACATGAGCCAAACAGATGATAGATTTCTGGCGATAAAGATACGGCGGATTTTGCTGTCCCTTGTTGCATTGATTGAACAGCATTACAAACTCGGAAAGTATGAAGAGGCTGGCGTCCAGCCCGTATATAAGGAAGATAACGTAACAAAAATTTAGTGTTATAATGCTCGTACATAGCGGCTTTGTTCTCGGACATCCCGCAAGATATACAAGGCACGTTAACCGCCCTTGTTTCCCTAGTGGAAGCAATGGCGGATTTTTTATTTCCCCGTCGCGTTGGACGTAAAAAACGAATTAGGAAAACTACAATGACAACCGAAACACCCGAAGCAGTACAAGCAGGATCACCCGCCCCAGCAGCGACACAAGCTGAACACATGATCCCGAAGTCAAGGCTTGATGAGGTACTTGAATCGAACCGTAAGCTGCAAGAACAACTTACGCGGACAGAAAAGGAACGTCAGGAGCAACTTGAAGCGCAGTTGAAAGAACAAGGTAAGTGGAAGGAAATTGCAGAAACGCGGGCGCAGGAAATGGCGGCACTTAAGCCAAAAGCCGAGCAAGCGGATGTAATCGAAGCAACATTAAAAGATGTGCTGACCTCCCAGATCGCCGAACTTCCCGAAGCCATGCGCGGACTTGTACCAGACGAGTTGAACACTCAGCAAAAATTGCAGTGGTTGTCAAAGAACAAGGCACTACTGGTAAAGCCAAAGCCTGTTGATATTGGCGCAGGCAGGCAGGGCGGCGGCGCTCCCGAAGGGAATGACCTCTCGCCTGAAGAGATCGCAACCGCAAAAGCCTTTGGTATCAAGCCAGAGGATTATGCAAAAAATAAATTCAAATAAGGAAAAATTACTATGGCAGCTCCTACTTACACTTGGGAATTTAACTCTGACCTTTTCGGGGATCGTGTTCCGAAGGTCGCAACGTTTGAGGCTACCAGTGGGATGTATTGCAAGATCGGCACGTTAATGTCAATGGTGAGCGGGCAAACCCTGCCTACCACAGACGCGACGGGTCAGTATATCATCGGCATTGCACAGGAAGATATTGCAGTTGCGGCAACCGCTGCTGATCCTGTCAAGGTCGCAATCATCGCCCCTGGAATGGTCATCAAAGGAACTTCAACCTTAACAGCCGCAGCGTATTCGGGCTTTACGGCTAAGACTTTTGACCTCAACTCTGATGGTCGGTTAGATCAAACCGACACCACAGGCGGCGGCTTGTCCGTACTTCGCACCGAAGATGCTGGCCTCACAGTTTATTGTGTGGTAACAGTCGGCGCGATCATAGGATAGGTGCAAAATGGCAGCCCCTACCTATACCTGGCAGTTTGTCGAAGATTTATTTGGAGACAGAGTGCCTAAGATCGTAACAATGGAAGCAAGCTCAAACCTTGAAACCAAAGTTGGAACCGCTCTTATTATTACCAGCGGTCGACTTGATGAAGCAACCGCTACGGTTGTTAAGTTGTTTGGTTTAGCGGCTGAGGCAACGAGCGCAGCAGCTACCGCTGGTGATCCAATCAGGGTTGAAGTGCTTTTCGATGGTGCGCTTATCAAAGGCAAAGCCAACGCAGATGCTTCCGCTCTTGCTGGCTTCAATGGCAAACTTGGCGACTTCCATACCGATGGTTCGCTTGATGTTGCTGATACCACTGACGGCTGTTTATCCGTGCTTCGCACAGAGGATAGCGGTCTAACTGTTTATTGCGTTTGTACTGTCGGCGCGATAATCCCATAACAATAAGGAACATATACAATGGCAAACCCCATGATTTCTGAACAATGGCCGCGCTTCGTTCTGCCCATCATCCGCAAGGAATGGGATCAGAAAATGAATGCTGTGGCTTCTCCCTTGATGTCCCTGCTTGGCGTTGGTTCATCCACTTCAAGCGTTGAATATTCTCAGGGCGTCGGTTCGTTCGGGCTTATCCCCGAATACAACAGCGCAACCGCCGAAGGTGCGCCCGCTGCTATCCAGTACGATTCATTCAGCCCGCTTTATGAAGCGACCTTTACACACAAGGAATATGCAAAGGGCGTGAGCATTGAACGCAAACTGGTTGACGACAACCGCACTGGACAAATTCTCCGCAAGGCTCAAAGCCTCGGTCATGCCTTTGGCACAACCCGCGCTTATCATGCCTCCAGCATTTTGAACAACGCCTTTGCAACCGTCACTGGTTACGATGTTGTTTATCTTTGCTCGGCTTCCCACCCAACCAACGAAAACGACAGCACCGCAATTTCAAACCTCGGAACAACCGCCCTTTCATACGCCGCAGTTGTGGCAACCATGATTGCAGGCAATGATTTTGACGATGATCGCGGTTATCCAATGCCTTCCGTGTTTGATGTTCTGTATGTCCCGACTGCTTTGCAGGCTAAGGCTTATGAGATCGTTAATGCAATCGGGAAGCCTGGCGGCGCTGATAATGACGCTAACTTCCTTGCATCCAAACCCATGCGCGTTGTGGTTGACCCATATCTGACCGACGCAAATAACTGGTTTATGATCGACTCGGCGCAGGCTTCCATGCACGCTCTTTGGTTCAATCGCGTAAATCCTGAACTAAGCCTTGACCCCGCCAGTGACTACAATCTGGTTGCCAAGTATCGCGGATACATGCGCTACTCTTTCGGCTGGGATGATTTCCGCTGGATTTATGGTCATAGCGTGACCTAGGAGCCAACATGACAACTTTTGGTGATATGGTTTACATGCTCGGCGGCGTTCCCGTCGGCACTCAAGAAGT